CAGTGGCATCAGCGGCAAAGCTGTTGAGCTAATCCAGACCCGCCTAGATATGCAGACGTTCATCTACATGAGCAACATGGCTAAGGCTGTGCGCCGCTGTGGTGAGATATGGCTGTCAATGTCGAAAGACATCTACGTTGAAGAAAAGCGCAAGATGAAAACTGTTGGCGCTATGGAAGAAGTTGGTTCCATTGAACTGATGAAGCCACAGATCGACGAAGAAACAGGCGAACTGATTTACGAAAACAACCTAGGCGATGCCTTGTTTGATGTTGCTGTAGACGTTGGCCCATCGTCGAGCAGCCGCCGTGACGCAACAGTGCGTGCGCTTACAGGCATGATGCAAGTTACCACCGATCCAACAACCCAACAGGTTCTGCAAGCTATGGCTATCATGAACATGGAAGGCGAAGGCATTGGCGACATCAAGGAATACTTCCGCAAGCAGCTAGTCCAGATGGGCGTTCTGAAGCCAACGGAAGAAGAACAGCAGCAGATGATGGAAGCACAAGCTAACGTGCAACCTGATCCACAGACTGCTTACCTGATGGCTGAAGCTGCAAAGGCCCAGGCGCTTGCTATCAAGGCACAGGCTGACACTGAGCTTACCTTGGCGCGTTCTGAAGAAACGAAGGCCAAGACAATTCAAACGCTATCAAGCGTCGATATAGACGAACGCAAGTCCGCTATTGAGACTGCTGAAAAGATTGGGGCTGCAATACAGCCGCAAATGAATGTGGTTCCACCCTCCACACAATTTGGGTGAGTTAATGGGGTTAAAACATGAAAACGGCAGAACTGGATAACGACAACATCGACACAATAGACATCGACACAGACATCAATGACCAAGCGGAAGATGAGACCAATTCCATCGACCAGGCTGATGATGAGGAAGAAGATGACGAGGATGAAGTCGTAATATCTATCGGAGAGGAATCGCCACCTCAAGATGAAGAAGTTCGTGCGCCTGCTTGGGTGCGTGAATTGCGTAAATCAAATCGGGAAAAAGAGCGGAAGATACGCGAACTGGAAGCAAAGCTAAATACGGCAGCAACTGAGACCAAACCAGTTGCATTAGTATCTAAGCCAACGCTTGAAAGTTGCGATTATGACTCCGACGAGTATGAACAAAAGCTTGCTGATTGGTATGAGCATAAACGCGAATACGATGCAGCCGAAGCCAATGAAGCAGCCCAGCGAGATGCTGAAGCTAAAGCATGGCAGGGAAAGCTTGATTCCTATGCGAAGGCAAAATCTTCGTTAAAGGTGCGGGACTATGATGAAGCTGAAGCTACGGCTTTAGATACGTTTAACGTCACGCAGCAAGGGATAGTTCTACAAGGCTCTGACAATCCTGCTTTGCTTATTTACGCAATTGGCAAAAGCACTAAGCGAGCTAAGGAACTGGCAGCAATCACCGACCCCGTGAAGTTTGCCTTTGCGGTAGCAAAACTGGAGACTCAGTTGAAAGTAACTAACCGTAGGGCGACAACCACGCCAGAACGTACAATCACCTCAAACGGTGGGCGTGTGTCTGGTTCCATTGATTCACAACTTGAACGCTTACGCGCTGAAGCTTTGAAGACCGGAGACTTATCAAAGGTCATGGAGTATAAGCGTCGTAATAAGAAAACCTAATTTTTCGGAGTTAATATAATGGCAAATGCTTTTTCAAAAGAAGAAATTGTTGCCTTTGAGAATATTCTTGAAGGCTTCCATGACGCTTTGATCCTTTCAAAGAACGTCAACATCTACAACACCAATGGCGTAACTATGGAACGCGCTCGTGACACCATGTGGCGTCCGCAACCATACATCGCTCAGTCGTTCACTCGTACTGTTGGTACGACGATTGCTTCTAATGTTCAGACGATGACCCAGCTTTCTGTTCCTTCGACCTTGGGCTTCAGCCCTTGCTCTGCGTGGGAAATGAATGCTTTGGAACTTCGTGACGCGCTGCAAGAAAACCGTCTTGGCGATGCTGCAAAGCAGAAGCTTGCTTCGGACATCAACCTTTCCGTTATGGATTTGGCTGCTGCTCAGGGTACGCTTGTTGTTGACGTAGCTACCGCTGCTGGCGATTATGACGATGTTGCACTTTGCGACAGCATCATGAACGAACAGGGTGTTATGGCTGGTGATCGCTACCTCGCATTGTCGAGCCGCGATTATAACGGTATGGCTGGTAACTTGGCAGTAGCGACTCGCTCGTTCACTGGCACGAAGTCAGCTAACGCATATGAGCGTTCGTTCGTTGGTGAAGTCGCAAGCTTCTCAACCTACAAGCTTGACTATGCTAACCGTTGTGCTGCTAACGCTGCAACTGTCACCATCAACACTACTGGCGCTCAAGCTCAGTATGTTCCAGAGGCGACAACCAACAGTGTTTCGGGTATCCTGAACGTTGACAACCGCTATCAGACTGTCACTGTCTCCTCGACAACTGGCGTTCTTGCTGGCGATGCGTTCACGATTGATGGCATTGAAGCTGTTCACCACATCACGAAGCGTTCGACTGGCGAACTCAAGACGTTTCGCGTCATTGAAGTTGTCAACGGCACATCGATGGTTATCTCGCCACCGATCATCGCTGCGACTGCTCCAGCAACTGATGCTGAATTGCAGTACAAGAACGTTGAATTGGTTGCTGCTGCTTCGGCTGCTCCGCTCAACTTCTTAAACATTGCGGCTTCGAACATCAACCCGTTCTGGCGCAAGGATTCGATTGAACTCCTCCCAGGCCGCTATGCTGTTCCAGATGGCGCTGGCGTTGACGTTCTTCGTGCATCAACGGATCAGGGTATCGAATTGGTCATGACCAAGCGTTTCGATCCACTGACCTTCCAGACGCTTTACACGCTGGACACACTGTATGGTGTGGTTATGACGAACCCTGAAATGGCAGGCATTCTGCTTTTCAACCAAACTTAATAGGGATGGGGGGAGCTTCGGCTTCCCCCTCTTTTCTTTAAAGGAAATATAGATGGCAAAGAAACCTACCAAAGCCGCTGCTAAAGTCGCCAAAGTCATGGGTGAGTATAAGGCTGGTAAGTTGCACGCTGGTGTGAATCCAAAAGGGCCAAAGAAAGCTGCTATGGTTAAGAACCCTAAGCAAGCTATTGCCATCGCTCTGTCTGAAGCTGGTATCAGCAAGAAGAAGAAAAAGAAATGAAGCCTGGTCTTTACGCCAATATCGCTAAGAAGCGCAAACGCATTGAAGCTCAGAAAGCTGCTGGCAAGACGCCAGAACGTATGCGTAAGGTTGGTAGCAAAGGCGCACCGACTGCTGCTGCATTTGTCGTTGCTGCAAACTGCAAAGCCAATGAAAGGCAAAAAGAAGTGACTGACTTCCCAACCATAGTTTACCGCACCCCTGGCCCATTTAAGAAGCCTCGTGGTGGCACATACGCTATTCGTCCTGCTGCGGACAAAGAGGCATTCGACGCATTGATCGCCAAGGGCTGGTCTGCGTCTTATGAAGCTGCTGCAAGCAAGCTAGACAAGAAGCCAAAGGCTAAGGCTGTTGGGATTGATGAAGTCTCTGGCCCAAGCCGTGAGGAACTGGAAGTTAAGGCAAAAGAATTAGGGGTATCGTTTAATGCACGAACTTCTGATATAACGCTGTCAGATCGCATAACGTCAGCATTGGAAGTCTGAAATGGGATATACAAAGCGCCAGTTCGTAACGTCAGCCTTTGAAGAAATAGGCTTGGCAGATTACGTCTTTGACCTTCAGCCTGAACAGCTAGAGGCCGCTTTGCGCCGTTTAGATTCCATGATGGCTGAATGGAACGCTGCTGGCATACGCCTTGCATACGCAATGCCAAGCAGCCCACAAGATAGCGACTTAGATACAGAAACCAATGTGCCTGACAGCGCATGGGAAGCTATCATCACCAACCTAGCCATTCGGATTGCTCCTGGCTATGGTAAGGCTGTATCTGCTGACACTAAGGTATCAGCTAAGGGCGCTTACAATGTATTGCTGCAACGCGCTACATTCCCGCTTGAACAACAGCTTCCATCAACAATGCCATTAGGTCAGGGCAACAAGCCTTGGCGGTGGGATAATCCTTATGTGCGGATTCCTTATGATTCTGTAAATGCTGGGCCTGATGGCCCCCTTGATTGGAGTTAAATCATGCCTACCATTAATCAGCTACCAACCGTAACACAGGTCTCTGGCGGAGATCAGTTACCATTATTCGTAACCAACCAAGGCGATGCTCGTCGTTGCTCTGTTACAACGCTTATTGAATATGTTGAGGAAAACTTTGACGCTGTTGTTTGTAATTCGGTTCAGACAACGCCATCAACCTTTGCCCAGCTTATCAACCCTGTTGGTAACACTGGCGCACGGGCTTTTATTACTGACGGAAGCACTACGACATTTGCTGCTACTGTTGCTGGCGCGGGTGCTAACTTTGTTCCCGTATACAGCGATGGCACTGTGTGGAGAGTGGGATAAATCAAACTTAGTTGATGGAGAATTGAAATGAAAATGAGCGGTGGAAAAGGTTATAGCTACGGCGAAAAGGGTATGGCAATGGCAAAGAAAGCCCCTGCTAAATCTGGCAAGTCAATGATGATGACCAAAGCAAAGAAGAAAAAGAAGTAAGACGCCTCAGTGAAAAAGGATTCGCGCCTTACTCGTGCTGGTGTCGCTGGGTATAATAAGCCCAAGAAAACACCATCGCATCCGAAGAAGTCGCACGTTGTTGTAGCTAAAGAAGGTGATAAGGTTAAGACAATCCGCTTCGGGCAGCAAGGCGTAATGGGTTCACCCGCCAGCAAAGGCGAAAGCGAATCCAATAAGAAGCGCCGCGCATCGTTTAAGTCTAGGCACGCAAAGAATATAGCTAAAGGTAAAATGAGCGCGGCATTCTGGGCCGACAAAGTTAAGTGGTAAAGGAATTAAATTATGGATGATATTAGAACATTTGCACCAGCTTACGGACAAGGCATTTCCGTAACTCCTGGCGTTGCTAGTGCGAACTCCGTTCTTGGTAAGAACGTGACATCTCTGTGCATCACCAGCCGCAATTCAGTTGAGTGCTTTGTCCGCATCGGCACTGGCGCTGGTCTAGCTGCAACGAGTGCTGACTATCTGGTTCCGCCAAACGGTCAGGTAAGCATTAGCAAATTCTTGGATTATGATCGGATCGCATACATCGCTCCTGCTGGCGGTGGTTCGCTCCACATCATTCCAGGCGAGGGCTTCTAATGTTTTTGCTGACGCGCCTTCGGACTCGTCTGCGTTACTTTAACACAGGCGGTGGCCCCGTTCCTGGTGCGCTTCTTCAAGAGAATGGCGACTTCCTGCTTCTTGAAGATGGCGGCTACATTCTGCTTTAATAGAGTATATCCATGACGCAGATTCCAATCTTGAGTGGCATATTTACAGACAACGGGCCAGACTTTAGAACGTCTTATCCTGTGAACTTTGTTCCTGTGCCAAAAGCAAATGGAATCAGTAATGGATTCTTACGACCCGCTGAAGGCATTGTTGGCAACGGCACTGGCCCTGGCATTGATCGCGGTGGCATAAACTATAACAACGTTTGCTATCGCGTCATGGGTTCTAAGTTTGTATCAGTTGCCAGCAACGGCGCTGTGACGATCTTAGGCGATGTTGGCAATGATAACCAATATGTAACGCTCGACTACAGCTTTGAATATATCGGCATCGCGTCGAACAACAATCTATTCCTTTGGGATATAGCAACAGGCGTTCTTGCTCAGAACACCGACCCTGATCTTGGCATAGTTCTTGATACAGTGTGGGTGGATGGCTACTGGATGACCACTGATGGCGAGTTTCTGGTGGTCACTGAACTTAACAATCCGTTCGCAGTGAACCCGCTGAAATATGGTTCGGCAGAAGCTGACCCTGATCCAGTGGTTGCCCTGCTGAAGCTACGCAATGAAGTCTATGCGCTTAATCGTCACACCATCGAAGTGTTCGACAACCGTGGCGGAGACCTATTCCCGTTCCAACGTATCGAAGGCGCTCAAGTCGAAAAGGGCGTTGTTGGCACACACGCTTGCTGCGTATTCCTTGAGAACATCGCATTTCTTGGTAGTGGCTTTAACGAAGCACCATCTATTTATCTTGCCGCAAACGCAACCGCAAATAAGGTCAGCACGCAAGAGATTGACGAACTGCTGGCTACATTCACTGAAGCGCAGTTAGCGACTGTAAAGCTAGAGGCAAGGAACGATAGGGCGCACCAGCATCTATATATCCACCTTCCAGATCGCACGATTGTATTTGACGCAGCGGCATCGCAAGAACTTGGACAGCCTGTTTGGTTCACTTTGACGAGCAGCCTTGTAGACTTCGCTCGCTATCGCGCTCAGAACTTCGTGTGGTGCTATGACAAGTGGTTGCTAGGCGACCCTACCAGCAATGCCATTGGGTATCTGGTAAAGGATATATCGACGCATTGGGGGCAAAAGGTGCGCTGGGAGTTCGGCACAACCATTCTATACAATGAGGGTCGCGGCGCGATATTGCAGAACCTTGAGCTGGTTTCTCTAACAGGCTCGGTTGCGTTTGGCTTAGACCCAACGATTAACACCAGTTACTCGACTGATGGGCAGAACTGGAGCCAGCAGAAGTTCATCAAGGCGGGTAAGACGGGAGAGCGAGCAAAGCGGCTTGTATGGTTCCACCAAGGCTGGATGCGTAACTGGCGCGTTCAACGCTTCCAAGGCACATCAGACGCTCATATGTCTTTTGCTAGGCTAGAGGCGGCAATAGAGCCGTTGGCTTACTGATGGCTGTAACTCCACGAAGATTAAGCCTGACACGGGATCAGTTTGCCTCGTTCCTTCAGGACTTTGAGCAGATTAAGCAATTCGAAAATCTATTTGCTACCGTTGATACGATGGCGAACGTGACAACTGATGAGATCAGTATTGCGGCTGGCAACGCTAATGCTAGTGCGAATGAAGCAAATGACAGCATTCAAAGGCTTCTGGATTCTTTAGACAGAGGGCCACCAGCGGCATCACAAGAACAGATTGCAGCACTGCAAGAGCAGATAACGGCGCTTCAGCAGATGCCACCACCAAGGCAGCATCGCACACCTCGCTACGGCTCTTTCTATGATACAACAACACAGACAGCCGCTGTTATTAATACAGCGTATGCTATGACCTTTAACACAACCGATTTATCATTTGGCGTGACTAGAGGCAGTCCGACTTCGCGCATTTACGTTGACCGGCCAAATGTCTACAACGTGCAATTTTCAGCACAGGTAGACAAGACTGCTGGCGGCGTTGCCTTGGTGTGGGTGTGGCTACGCAAGAACGGCGTCAACGTGCCCGACAGCGCCGGTCAAATCCGCATACAAGGTAATAACGCTGAAATTTTGGCTGCATGGAATTATATTCTTCAGTTAAACGCTGGCGACTATATCGAATTAATGTGGGAAGTTGACAATACATCTGTTATTTTATTGGCTGAAGCGGCATCTGCCGTACATCCTTCCGTTCCGTCAATCATCTTAACGGTGACTGACAATATAAGTTCTATGGAGACTTGATATGGCTGTAACAACTAAAGTTCTGATTCCAGCTAAGACGGCTGAGAATACGCAAACAACGCAATATACCTCTGTGAACGTTACAACGGTCATTGATAAGTTCACAGCGACTAATTACAACGCAACGGCTGCAACGATTAGCGTCAACCTTGTGACAGTGTCTGGCAGCGCTGGGAATGACAACCTTATCGTCAAGACAAAAACGCTTCAGCCATCGGAGACCTATACGTTTCCTGAGCTAGTCGGCCAGGTAATTGCGTCAGGCGGGTTTATTTCAACTATTGCGGGAACAGCGACAGCCATTAACATCCGCGCATCTGGACGGGAAATATCGTAATGAAAAAGCCAATGATGATTATTGAAGGCTTTGCTGGTCTGCGTGAGAGCGAACCATTCATCACCACTGCTGAGAACAAGAAGAACACGAAGATCGTGATCAACGATTGGATGCTTGGCCCTGAAAACCCAAGCAACGAGCGCGGCGCTAATCCTGAATACTGGGTTGCCTTGGGTGTAGCTATGCAAGTGGATGAAGCTGAGGCTCGTCGGCGCAGATGTTCTAACTGCGAGTATTACGACAACAGCACAATGACCCAAGCCAAGATGGAAAAGATTCCATTTAACGAGTGGGATGTTGATGCTGGCTTCCGTGGCTACTGCCATAAGTTTGAGTTCATCTGCCACGATCTTCGCTCTTGTCAAGCGCAAGAAGAACGAGAGTTTGAATTTGACGATTGATTGTGATATGGTTTTGCCACAGAGCGTTATAGAGCATCCTGTGGCTTACCATTTTGAGAGATTGAAATGACGGAAAGTAACGCAGATTCCAATACAGAATTAGCTTATCAAGGTAGGGTTACTTTGCCTATAATCCGTCATGCAACTATTGATGATGCCGAGCAGATTGCGTATCTAGGCTGCTTATTCCATGAGCAAGCGTTCTGGGATGACATTCTAGAGTATGACATAGATGACTGCATATTGTCGCTAGAGGGATTTATTGGCCAACCTAATTTCATTTGCATGGTTGCTGAAGTCAACGGTAGGTTCGTTTCATTTGGTTCGCTCGTTCTTAGCCCAGTATATTTCAATCACTCGCACATCTCTTGTGAAGAATTGTTTTGGTGGGCTGATCCTGAATCCAACTATCCTGGCATTGGCATGAAGTTGAAGAAGCGGATGGAAGAAGAAGCTAAAGATCGCGGCGCTCTTTCGATCCAGATGAAGTCAATTGACGCATTAAATGGCGATAGAATGTCCAACCTTTATATTCGCAATGGATACAGACCAAGCGAACACTCATTTATTAAGAGGCTAGTTTAATATGGCTATTGGAACAGCAGCAGCAATTGCCCTTGGCGTTGGCGCAATTGGAAGCTCAGCCATCGGCGCAATTTCAGCAAGCAAGGCTGGCAAGATACAAGCAAGGGCGGCTGAAGCAGGAACGGCAGAACAACGGGCCGCACGTGAAGAAATGCGGCGCTTGCTTCAACCTTATGTTGCGGCTGGTGGCCCTGCTTTAGAAGCTCAGATGGGTGCGTTAGGTCTTCGTGGCCCAGAAGCTCAACAGGCTTATGTAGCAGAGCAAGAGCAAAGCCCAATCTTTCAGGCACTCGCACGGCAGCAAGAAGAAGCTATTTTACAGAACGCATCGGCAACTGGCGGACTTCGTGGCGGCAACGTCCAAGGCGCATTGGCTCAGTTCCGCCCCGCTTTGCTTAACCAGTTCCTTGAACAGCAGTATGGTAAGCTTGGCGGCATGACAGCCCTTGGTCAGCAATCTGCTGCTGGCGTGGGAACTGCTGGCATGCAATCGGCTACAAGCATTGCTAACTTATTGGGTGAAGCTGGCGCTGCAAGGGCTGGAGCTGCACTAGGGGTTGGTCAAGCTCTAAGTGGGCCATTCAATCTATTGTCAACGCTAGGCGGTATGTCTGCTTCTAAATCTATGGGCTACGCTCCACCTCCTCAAGCTCCTCAACTTAGAGGTTTCTAAAAATGGTACAACCTTTCGATTATACACTGAAAACACCATCAACCACAGAATCATTTCTGGCGGGTGTTCAGTCATATCAGAATCAGCAAAAGGTAATGGCTGCACAGGCGGCTGCTGAAGCATCTGCGCGAGCTGATCAGGCTAAGATTGATGAAGCAAATAACTTTAGTAGACGCGCAAAAGAAGTTGCGAAAGACCCATCACCAGAAAAGCTATCTGCTTTATATGCAGATTTTCCAACGTATAGCGCAGGGATTAATGCGTTCAAAGCAAGTCTAAGTGATGCTAAAAAAACAACATATGGATCAATTTTGCAAAACGCTATTATTGCAAAAGACCTTGGTAAAACGCCAGAAGAAATTGCGGAAATTTACACAAAAGGCGCTGAGGCTGCAAGAAACTCAAATAGCCCAGATATTGCAGAAAAATTTGACTTTGCGGCGCAATTAGCTCGCAGTCCAAATGCGGATGATAATTTTGCAGCAAAATCACTGTTGAATGCAATTGATCCTGATGCTTATAAAGTAGCTTACGAGCGCAGCAATATTACTGTTATACCAGGGAAAGGGTATGTTCTTAACTCTGAAATTGATGCGGCTGTAGCAGCGGCGCGTAAGGCTGGTTCACCAAATGCAGAAATACCGATAGCAATTCCTTTAGATGCTGTGGCTGATTTAAAAGCGGGTAGAGTTACCCCAGCAGCATTTGATCGTGCATTTGGCCCAGGAGCAGCGAACAAAGCTCTAAACGCTGGAGGTCAGACGGAAACACCGTCTGGTAACTTTCAAGGGCAGTGACATCAACCCTATTGCTGACCTTGGTAAGCTTGGGTTCCGTCCTACTAGTGGATTCAGAACGCAAAGGCATCAAGAGGCATTAGTCGCACAGGGATTAACGAAAACAAAGACGGGATCGCATCCCATAGGTGACGCATTAGACTTTTTCCCACCAAAGGGAATGTCAACTCAAAGTGCTATTGCTGCTGTTAAACAGAAGTATCCAGGTTCTAAGGCTATTCCTAGCAATAAGGGCACAATTCATATAACCTTCCCTGGCTGGGGTAAGGCTCCTGACGTAAGTGGTTCTCGTGAAAGATATGGTGATTAATTATGGCTGAACCTGATGACAAAGCTTTTCTGAAAAAGTATGGCTTATATAAGCCAGAAACAACCAGTGTTCCCGTTGCCACTATCAGACCTGTCATTAGTTTTGAGTCGGCAGAGGAAGCTGCTGCGCGTCAAGCAGACGAGCAGCGTAAAAGAAGCGAAGAAACTCGCCAGCAAAATGCTGCTAGGTTAGCACAAGAAGCAGCGGACCGTGCAGCGCGTGGTGAGCCGCTTGATATAGAAGAAAAACGTTTTGGTCGTGGGGCCAAGATTCTCGATCAGTATTATGGGCGCAAGCCTGTTCAGACGTTTGAAGCTGCGTGGCCAGCTTTTACATCTGCCATTTCTCAGCCCAACACAACGTCAGGTGACCGCGCTCGTATCTATAATGCTATTAAAGTGTTTGATCCAGACGGTGCCGTTCCAACTGGAGACATTGAAGGTATTGAAAGCCAAAGCCCAATTGTTCAGAAAATCACCCGTCAATTTGGTCGTATATTAGACCAAGGTGGAACGTTGCCTGAGCAACAACGCAGAGAACTTCACGAAGCTCTTGACCAGCGTGTCAAAACATTGCGCGGGCCTTATGATCTTGTGCGTAATGATTTTGCAGCTAGACTACAGAGAAACAATCTTGATCCCCTTGAGATTGGAAGCCCAATTTATGATGCCGATGCTGACCTTTACCAAAACTATCTAAGTTCGTTGGAAGCTCCTGCTCGAGATGGTGAGAAGGGCGTTATTGCTTTGCAAGTTGCAGAGGGCGATAGAATAGCAACTGATCAAGATATTGAAAATGCAAGTCTTATGCAGGGCGCATGGCAGAGCAATAAATCTATTGATGAATTACAAGAGCTAGCCAAAACACTAAAGATAGACCCGCTTTCGCCTGAAACGATAAAGGCGCTACAGAATGACCCAGATCGCACGATTCTATGGACGCCTGCTCGTTCAGGCATCCGTGAAGGCGCTGAACCAACAATGGGTATGGGTTCAGCTATTGGCGCTGGTTCCATACGAGGATTTACTGGTAACCTTGCTGAAGAAGCATTGTCTTTAGTAGACGCTGAAGCTGCTGCTAAATTACAAGCGGCTACAGACTTTGCTCAACAGCAACGCCCATATTCAGGATTTGTTGGTGAAGCCATTGGTAGCACCTTATCTCCTATTTCGCGCCTTCTTCCAGGTGGCCCATTAGCAAAGGATGTTCTAGAGGGCGCGATTTATGGTATTGGTGAAGGCCGACCAGGAACTGACATCCTTGAGCGTTTAAAAACTGGCGCTACTGGTGGCTTGCTGCAAGGTGGATTTGGCGCTGCTGCTCGACGCTTTATGCCAGGTGGGGCTGCGCCAGATGGTGCTGGTATACCTGAAGGTGAGTTTGTTAATGTCACAGGCGAAGTTCCTGCTGGCATGGCTCCTGATATTGGTGTGGGCGGACAAGCGGCTCCGTCACCAACTGGATTCGATATGCCAACTGGTGCGACTGCTGGTATGGCTCCGCCTACTGCTGGCGCGGCCCCACCAACTGGGGCAACACCTGACATGGCTGCTATTGATGATGAGGCGCTTGATGTTGGCCGCGAGGCAATGATTGAGCTGGCTCGAAAAGCCGTAAGTCGTGGCCCTGGTGCATCAAAAGCAAGAGCAGAGCTTGCTGAACTTGCAAAGATTGACCCCGAAGCGCAAGCCGCAGCAGAACGGCTTGGCATTCAATTACCAGTTGATGTTCTTGGTCAAAATGCACAGTTGCAAAGAGTTACTGGTTTGGCGCGTTCACAAATAGGTTCTGAAGTAGAAACTGCGTGGCGTAAAACTTATGACGATGCTGCTGAACGCGCCTTTAAAGCGATGGATGAACTTGGCGCGGTTAAAGACATTTCAAAGCTTTCTAAAAATGTATTTGATAAACTTGATACTGCAAATAAAGGTCTTGAGGTTCAGGCTGCTGATTTGCGGGATCAAGTCACTCAAGCTATTGATGTAAGTGGCAGAGTCGACGCAACAGCCATAAGGTCATATTTAGAAGATCAAATCCGTAAATTAGGCGGTGGTGCAGAGGGATTAAGAGAACTTTCTGGAGAGGAGAAAAAGCTTTGGGCGATGGTATCTAAGGGCAATCCAACATATGAAGCACTAGATAAGAAACGTGCTGAAATTGGTCGGGCGATGACTAAAGGCACTGGGGCTTGGGTCGATTCAAACGCACAACGCATTAACGATATTTATGCAAAACTTGCTGACGATCAGATGGGCTTCATTGAGTCTAGTGCTGGCAAGGAAATTGCTGATAAGCAACGCGCTGCAAATACTCTGTTCAAGCAAATGTATGATGGACGGGGGCAAATGCAGGAGATTTTTGGACGTAATTTGTCTAAAGACCTTGGGCCACTTATCACAACAGCCATCACTCAAGGTGGCAAGGGTGGCGTAGAAGCTATTAATAAATTGCTTGAGAATATTCCAGCAGATATGCGCGGAACAGTCTTAACGTCAGGATTATTTAACACAGCAACGGATGCAAAAGGCGGATTTAGCTTCACAAATTTTGCAAACACTTACAGCAAGCTGCGTGAACAAAGCCAAGTTTTCAATCAGTTTGCCAAAGCTATTGGCCCTGATGGTGTGAATCTTTTAAATGACTTTAACGCTATTGGTAGACGCATAGCTAATGCTCAAGCTAATATAATTCCAACTGGCGCAGCTAACCAGTTAAATGCACTTAATGCTGAAAACCTTATGCTTAAGATTCTGCAAGGTGTTGGTGCCGCAGGTGCTGGTGCAGCTGCAACAAGTGTGCTTGGCGCTGATCTTATTCAGACTGTTGGGGGAATTATTGCTGCGGGTGGCGGAGCGGCATTTGCTCAGCTTAAAAGTAAAACAAATGTTCAAAAATTACACGATCTTATGAAAAGCGATAAGTTCCGTGAGCTTGCTGTCAGTGCGGCAACGGGCGAAGGACTTGAGCGTAACATCAATCGTGTTGCTGGCAGTAAAGAGTTCAGCGACTACGCTAAGTTGGTTGGCATCGACATGAAGGACGCTCGCAATTGGTTGAACTCTGCAATAGCAAAGGGTGCGACGATTGGTGGCACAGAAGCTGTAGGTTCTAAACCAGATGAAGCACCAACTGTGGCAATGCCACAATGACCTTTCGCAGCAACATAATTTCAGCTATAAGCTCAAAGACGCAAGGGATTAAGTTCTAATGGCACTTACTCAAGTTACTGGCCCTTACCCAATATTCACTGATCTAGACGGTACGCCTCTGGATGACGGATACCTGTATATCGGTGCAATCAACGATGACCCTGAGACAAATCCGATTCAGGTGTTCTTTGACGCCAACCTAACCATCCCAGCTACTCAGCCTATCCGCACAAGCAACGGCTACGCCTATCGTAACGGCACACCAGCCCTGCTTTACACTGGCGGCGAGTTCTCGATCACCATCCGCAATAAGCGCAATGAGTTCGTCCTCTACAGTCCTGTAGGCTATGGCTTCGATCCTGCAGCTGTGTCTGCGTCTGTGGTCAAGAACGACTTTACAGGCGATGGCGTTACAGTTGCCTTTGTGCTTTCGGCATCTCCTAGCACTATCCTGGCAACCAACATCTTTATCAATGGCGTGTATCAGGAAAAGGATAGCTATACCCTATCTGGTAACACCATTACGTTCACAGTTGCTCCACCGCTGAGTTCCAGCATTGAAGTGATGACAAACGAAACAGGCATTATCAACTCTGGTAACGCTACTGCTATTTCATACACTGCTGGCTTCCCTGGAGCCACTCTCCAGACCGTTCAGACGAAGCTGGAGCAATATGTCTCGGTCGAAGACTTCGGTGCTGTTGGTGATGGCGTAACCAATGACGCAGCGGCTATTCAGGCAGCTATTAACTTTGCGGCGTCAAACGGCTCACGGACTGTATTGTTTGCTCAGGGTAAAAACAAAACAACTGGTGCAGCATACAACTTAGGCTCAACTACCATCACTATACCCGCTGGGGAAATGAAGTTAGTTGGCCAAAAATACACTCAGATTAAAAAGTCTGGCGCAGGCGCATTTTTTAACATCCCCGTTCAAGGCTATGGTTTTGAAGCTGAAGGGCTTTGGCTTGTCGGTACTAATGTAGACGGACAATATGGCTTTTTATTCTCTGGTGAGTTCAATGGCAGTTATTTTCAGAGTATTCTGCAAGCAAACATCCATGACTGCTGGTTTGAGGCTGTAGGCAAAAAGGAAACTGTTACCGAAGCTGCTGGTGGTGCAATTCTTGTTACATCACAGACTCTCGGCTTAAAGGTTGAAGGAAATATTTGTTCGCAAGGTGGATATCTTGTCCGCGTCGAAACTGGCTGTGATGGTATTCAAATCCGCCACAACACTTCCAATATTTCCCGAAGCGTTGCAGTTCAGATGGTTGATACTATCGGTGCTGGCGCTGTTGAAATCTCTCAAAACAATCTTGCGAATGTCGGCGGCGCAGTTTTCTTGAAAAACGCTGGCTATTGCAACGTGTTTGGTAACGAAAGCATCCCAGGCGAAAGCGAAGCTGGCGCACTTGGTGCGGTCGTAAAACGGACAATTAACGGTGATGGTTCAGTTTCGCTAACTGAAGATGCGGCCACCGGCATATCGGCATCGTTCTGGATTGATCTTGTGCAATCTCCAACGGTCAATTCAAATTTGGGCGCATATAGCGGAACTGCACAAAATGCTGATTATGGTTTCTATTTTTCGGCTCGTCAGGCTTTGGCTTTTGTCTCAAATAACTTCGTTGATGACCCGACACTTAAAGCCATTCGCGTTCAAACTGGTCAGCCACTTGCTCTGGTAAACAACAGAACATCATCTCTTAACGGCAATGATGTTTATTCCGACCCTAGGCATCCTGGCATAATCCATAACTATTTGCAGACCACGCCATCATACGCACAGCGTCAAGGCTTTGGCACAGAAACCCCGATTGCTCCATTTGAGTTCTCAGGCAGCGCAGCAGCACCTACGCTTGGCGTTGGCACGGTTCGTATTTCAAACGCAGCTAATACCAACCAAGGTATTGCGATGGGTTGGGACTCAACCACTACAACGGGTTATTTATACTCTTACACAGTCGGCGTCGGATATTCCAATTTTCGCCTTGGCAGCAACACCACCGTTCTAGGATATAGCGGAGATACAACATTTGTTGTGCAAGCCGGTGCGTCGCAAGGATCGAACATCTTCCGCGTTACCAATAACGCTGGCACTAACATCTTTGCTATCCAACCAACTGGTATTGGCGTTTATGCAGATAACGCAGCAGCAACTGCTGGCGGGTTGACTGTTGGTCAGGTATATCGAACGTCTGCTGGCGTTCTTGCGGTTCGTTTTTAAGATGATTACTCCATCTTACTCAGCTACTGCAACAGAACGCGTTTTACCTCGCATGGCGCTGGACTTTACAACGGCGTCCTTGGATAGCCGAGTTACTGTTACGCGTGCGTTGAATACAGCTACCGCCATAAACAGCAGCGGTTTTGTTGCGGTAGTAAACGCTAATCTTCCGCGCTTTGATTATAATCCCGTTACATTAGCTTGTAAGGGCCTATTGATCGAAGAAGCACGAACAAACATTCTTACTTATTCAGCGCAATTTGAAAACGTTGCATGGTCTAAATTAAACGCAACCGTCACAGCAGACGCTACGACCTCACCTGATGGGACAACAAACGCAGATAAATTAGTAGGCACGGCAGGCTTGGCTAATATTGCGGTGTTTCAATCACCCGCATTAACAGCAAGCACTGCGTACACCGAAACTGTGTACGCCAAAAAAGCTGAATGGTCTTGGCTTGCCCTTGAGATACGCGGCGAATCTATTGACGCTGTGCAAGCATGGTTTAACCTGAATACAGGAGCTGTAGGGACTATCGTAGGTGCGGGAACCGCAACTATTACAGATGCAGGTAATGGCTGGTATAGATGCTCACTAACACGGACTACTGGACTTACTACAACAAGCCCTCGCGTTCGAGTTTATCCGACAAATGCAAACGCAGCATTTTCTACTGGTGACGGAACATCTGGCATTTTTGCATGGGGCGCCCAACTCGAAGCAGGCGCATTTGCTACCAGCTACATCCCCACAACTACGACCAGCCTGACACGCAACGCTGACCAAGTGGTCATGACAGGAACTAACTTCAGCGATTGGTATAACGCCAGCCAAAGCACGTTGATGACAGAAGCGTCTACATTCTCTAACGCTGCCACTGATAAGTTCGTTGCGAACATCAACAACAACGGATTTCCTAACCGTATTTTGATGAACTTTACGGCGTCTAATAATTTCTCAGCATCGCTTGTTTCCAACAGCGTATCTCAAGTTTCTGGCACAAATGGTGTGGCTGCGGCACTTAATACGCCAATTAAAATGTGTTTTGCCACGAAGCTGGACAGTTTTGCTTTCTCACAAAGCGGCGTTGCCCCAACGACTGACAATTTGGGTGTTATGCCTGTAACTGTAGATCGTTTATGGATTGGTTCAGCATTTACATCTGCATTTCTAAACGGGCATATGCGACAAATCAAGTATTGGCCGCAGCGTCTTATCAATGCTGAAACTCAAGCCTTTTCTAAATAGGATTTCAACATGAGCCTGACTAAAGCTACATATTCGATGATTGAAGGCGCACCAAGCAATGTTGTTGATTTGGGCGCTGATAACACTGGCGTTGCCGATAGTGTAACGGCATTCCAGGCGGCTGGTGCAAGCGCAAGTACGATAAGCATTCCTGACGGCACGTTCTCTATTTCTGCAAACGTTCCTTTGACGGTTGCCAAGTCTTTTACCGGAAACGGAAAGAAAACACTTATCCAGACGACGGCTGGCTTTGGTGCTACGCCTATCTTTACTATATCCCCACCAGCATCAACCGATCCAAAAAACTGGCGCATTTCTGATTTTGGCGTCACCAATGCGGGGGCCGCTACATCCGTATTTAAAATTGATCTTGATGTTGCAAACAAATACGTCAGCAAACTAACTTTAAAGCGTGTCGTATCTAACGCAGCAGTTTCCACAGGTCGCTTTGTGGAATTGTCAAACGCTATCCCTAATGCTGATGGATTTTTCACTTCAGTGATTGAAGATAACTGGTCTTACGGCGGGTACTATCTTGACAACGTAGGTGATAGCGTTGTGCTTAATCGCAACACAACCACTGGTTCTGGCGTAGGCTATTATGTCAACCAGCTAGCCACTGCTGCAAACATCGCAATCCGCGATGGAAACTGCACCTGTACTGGCGGTGCACTTCAGATGGTTAGCGGTGCTAATCTTATTTTTGAAGGTATGCAGGTAGAATGCCCATCTGCGTTTACGGGTGCTGATAACGCTGCGGTAAGCATTAACCGCCCTTTTGGTGGTTCTATCTACAACACCAAAATCCTCAACAATAACATCAATACACAGGGCAATCCGCTTTACTGCATTTATCTTCAAAACGCAGTTCAAACTATAATTGATGGCAATGAATTGTATTGCGACCCAGCTACCGACGCGCATATCTACCTAGACACTGGCGCTGTTGATACCGTTATAGGAAACAACAAATACTACAGCAGCGTTACTGGCGCAGAGATTGACCCCATCATCGTCAATAACGGTGTTGGAACTTCTGGTGTATGGGTCGACGCAACTCTGACACTGGCTGGCTGGACAAACCAAAACACGGCTAACGAGCATCCTACAGGGTTCTTTAAAACTTGCGATGGCGAAATTCAGTTGCGTGGTCGCGTTGCAGGCGCTGCTATTGTGGGCGGCGAAACTTTATTCACATTGCCTGTCGGTTACCGCCCCAAAACTAAAGGCTACCTTATTGGGACTTATGGCGCTGCTGGAGCGGCAACCTCCGTTGTGTTGCAGATAATCCCAGCAGGAGCGGTTCAAATTTTGACAGCAAGCGCAACTGGGGCTTACCTAAGCGGCGTTGTATTCAGTAACCGCTAACGATATTGCCAGACTGCATAAGATAAAGGATTAAGAAATGGCTGACCAAAAGATTTCCCAATTAACAGCGGTCACCACTCCGCTTGCACTGACAGAAGAACTTCCCGCAGTTCAGAGCGCCACGACCAAGAAGGTCACGGTGCAACAAATGCTGACAGGCGTAATTGTAACTGATGCTACAACCTCACGCACTTTGTCTGCAACGGACAACGGCAAGATCATCTACTGCACATCTGCTTCTGCTGTGACGATCACTTGTGCTGCCAGCTTGGGTGCAGGGTTTAACGTCACCATCATTCAGGGCGGCGCTGGCAAGGTTACTGTTGCTGCTGGTGGACAAACGCTTGTGTCTTACTCGTCGCTGTTCAGCACAATGGGCCAGTACGCTGTCATATCGCTTATAGCGCCTGTTGCTAATACATTCATCGCTGCGGGTAATCTGGGCGTTTAATGTAACACGATTGTTAGACTGCAAAAATGAGTGAGACAACATGAACACGATTGACAGAACACAGGCTCAACTCAACACTCATGAAGAAGTCTGCGCTTTTAGATACGAAAGCATCTGCGCTAGGATGAAACGCCTAGAGAGTATTGGTATCACGGCTTGTGGCACAATCATTATGCTGCTAATTGGCATCTTGTTAAGCATCTTACTCAAAGGTACTCCATGAGTATAATTCTTGGTCAACGTAGCCTTTCACGGCTTGAGGGTGTCCACCCTGATCTAGTGCGCGTTGTAAAGAGGGCTGCGGCAATATCTGACTTAGACTTTACTGTGCTTGAAGGTCTTCGCACTCTTGAACGGCAGCGTAAATTGGTTGCAGAGGGCGCATCGAGGACAATGAAGTCTCGCCACCTTACTGGACACGCAGTCGATCTTGCTCCGCTGATTGATGGCAAGGTATCTTGGGACTGGCCCATGTACCATAGATTAGCTAAAATCGTTAAAGCTGCTGCGGCAGATGAAAAGGTTCCGCTCACCTGGGGCGGTTCGTGGCGAGCTTTTAAGGATGGCCCACATTGGGAATTACCTTGGGCTTTTTATCCGAAAGGGAAGTAACATGAATAAAGATCAATTGTTTGGAATCGTTCGTACACTTGCTGCTGCTGGCTTTGGCTATCTTGCCGGTAAAGGTCTCATCGACGGTGCAACGGCTGAAGCATTGGCTGGCGCGGTTGCCACCATCGGCGTTGCTGTATGGTCAGTAATAAGCAAGCAGCCAGTAGTAGAGTCCGCAGAGTAATGAAGTTCCTGACGCTCTTACTGGGCATTCTGGATAAGCTGTTGGGTGCTTGGGCAGAGAGCCGTTGGAAGCAGCAAGGGCGTCAGGAAACAATCAAGGAAACGAACGATGCTATTAATGAGCAAATCGCACTTGGCGAAGCTGCTATTATCGTCCCTGATCCTGAGCGCACTGAACGGCTGCGCGACCGTTTCGACCGTTCCCGTAAATAGCTATTGCGCTATTGCTAAACCCATTACCTATGACGCAAAGCAAGACACGCCTGAAACGGTAGCGGAAGTCGAGCTGCACAATGGCGTATTTATTTGCTTATGCGAGGCTGATTGTCCGAAAAGCAAATAATGGTTGCTTCCCTAAAAATAGACGAGGGCTTGTTTGCATACGCCACGCCCCGTCAACGTGAATTGCTTGAGGCAATAAATCTGCATGGCAGTGCTAAGGCTGCATCAATCGCGTTAGGCATTAATCATGGTGCAGCCAGTGATGCCCATGTCGCAGTTAAGAAGAAGGCGGCGTTGCAGGGGTATGCACCAGAGCATGATTTCACCCGACCCGTACCAAACGGCTACGTCACAAAAGGCGTGTCCACCTACTATAACTCTGAAGGCAAACCATCAGGCCAATGGGTCAAAGCATCACTGACGCATGAGGCGCTCGTGGAAGCCCTGAAGGAGGCTGTTGAAGGCTTTAAGGATCAGATAGACCCAGCAAGCCCTATCGTTGCCCCACAGGGCTGTGAGGAGTATCTATGCAACCTCTACACGTTTACTGACTACCATCTTGGAATGCTGGCGTGGCATAAGGAGGGTGGCAGTGATTGGAATGTGTCTATTGCAGAAAAAACCATTGTTGCTGCTTTAGCGCAAATGATAAACCAAAGCCCAAAGGCTCACACGGCAGTGCTGAACATCCAGGGAGACTTTCTCCATACAGATGGCAAGATACCAGTGACTCCAGTGTCTCGCCATGTTTTAGATGCTGACACTCGTTTTCCTAAACTTCGCAAGTCGGCTATTCGTGTTATACGATCACTGGTGGCAATGTCATTGCAACGCCATCAGGAAGTGCATTTGATTATCGCAGAAGGCAATCACGACGAAGAAAGCAGTGGCTGGCTATCGGATCTATTCTCCGTGCATTACGAAGAAGAACCTCGCGTCACTGTCAACGATAGCGTCCTACCGTTCTACGTATTCGAGTGGGGCAATACCATGCTAGGCGTTCATCATGGCCATAAGGTCAAGAACGAATCCCTACCGCTGTTGTTTGCAGCACAGTTCCCTCAGCAATGGGGCAGAACTACTCGACGCGAGATCCACTGCGGTCACAGACACCATCGTGACGAAAAAGAATATAATGGGGTTACAGTGGTTCAACATCCAACTCTAGCTGCTAGGGACGCTTATGCAGCGCGTGGCGGGTGGATTGCGGATCGAGCAGCCTGGGCGATAACGTACCATAAAAAATACGGAGCCGTAGGGCGGGTGATGATTACCACCGAAATGCTGGAAGTAGCTTAATTCTGTTTGATGTGCATATCCCGCAAACCAAAGCCATAAGCCAGTTTGCGGGATATTGTTGTTAGAAAAGTGACACGTTTTATCGCGGATGTATGCCGTTATCCTCTCCGCATATATAAGCAGCGCTTATTATGAATGCGAACCAGAAGAATAATATAGTGGTCTGCGTCATTTGCTATCTCCAATATATTCCAGCAACCGCTTCAGCGCCTTAATATCCTTGCGGTATTGGAAGCGGTATTGCTTGGCGTCATCTGGATGAACGTAGTTCTGACATGCGTTATGCTGCACCGTTTCCAATGTATCCTTTAGCCATGCTCGGACGATGCCGTCTAGCTGATCTATATCTACATCAATCATCATCGTTCTTCTCCCTTATCTCAAAGCCAAGCGCATCGCTCTGTGTGGGCTGGCGGGTGTTCCATGCTGCAATTGCTTCGTCCTCAGTCGGCATAATACTTTCCGCAAGAATAACATTCGTGGATGCAAGGCAATCAGGGCACAACACAAAATAGTAATTGCGCCCCGTTCCTATTGCAGCCTCACCAGCACAAAACGGGCATGGCTTTAATGTGGTTGCGTCAGTCATATCCTATCCTAACCTAGTTATAAACGTGACGCCATTCACAGTCCGACACCGAAAGCATTTGCCGTGTCGTATTGAATATTGTGAGACATTCCTGGACGTGCGCCGTGCCCAACCCTTCTCAGTTGCTGGCATCGTTTCTACATCACCAACAACCATTCTTCCCATTGGATATGTCATTGGGCGACTCATTTATTTGATTCCTTTTCTTGCTCTGCTCGACGCTCTGCCCATGTTTTTCCATCTGCCCCGCGAAGTGGAAACGCATTTTCTGAGCTTACGCGATAAGCCCTGCCCCGTGGGGCCATTTGTGCGATTTTAGTCATCTGCCAATACCTCTGGAGCTGGTTGCAAACCTTCCATGAACTTGGCCCAGATCGCTAAAGCGCCTGTTATAAACGGGCCATCATCCTGCTCACCATCTCTGATTTGGCGGATAAATTCTGGGTTGCCGTGCATCATTTGAACATGATCCGCGACGATGTTTCTAAGTTCGATCAATGTCATTTTAGAATGTCCTCTCCGTTGCAAACATTGTGATTACTACTGCTAACCATATTACGGTCAGCCAGAATTGAGTCTTTGATAATTTAGTCATTTTACCCCCCTTGAAGTTAAATAATCGAAACGTCCGCCATCATAATCATCTGGCTCGTCCGTGCTATGCAGTTTAAATTCTTCCAGCGTTCCCATTGGATCGCAATCAAAGTCGGTAATGACCTCAAGCAGCTCCATGTGCAGATGTTCTGCAATCTGTGGGCGGGTGCTGATATATTGGCCGTGGCCGCTTTTAAGCTTTAATTGCTCAAGCCAATCCTTATGGATGGCATTGATAGCTGCCAGCGCGTCAATCGCAGCTTGGGCTAGTTCGTTAATGTTCGCGCTCATGCTGCTACCACCCGCATATCTGCCCAAATCTTCTTGGCAACGTAATCTTGACAGAGAACTTTCTGAGCATCCTTGCGGGTGCTAAACCGCTGTTCGCTGTAATCAATCATGTTGCCGTTGCTGCGGATTTGAATCTTAAACATAATCAGTCTCCTTAATGGCGGGATTATTCCCTTGCTGATGCCCTCTTATAAAAAGCCATTTATCATATGTAAACAACTTTTTTCATCACAAACAAAAATAATGGCGGGAAGCGTATTGCCACCCGCCATCTCTTACAGCCAGGTATGTTGTAGAAGCGCGTATTGCCAGCCATATTTCTTAGCAATGCCGACAAATGATTCCTTTGTAAGCACATGCTGGCCAGCTTGAAGCTGTGCCTTTAGTAGCTGTCGGCTACTTTCAGCAATCCGTTTGTGGATCTCAGCGTTCTTAGCCTCGAGATGCTCAGAAGGTGGAAGAATGTTTCTCGAGCGCGTAGGCAGTTCGTTGCGAGTTTTAATTGACATGGCTGTTAATCCTAAAATGGAACCGAGTCCTCTAGATCATCATCGTATGAAGTGTGCTGGTTCTGGCTAGGCGCACTAGATTGCGTGTTGCTTGAGCCAGCTTCTGATCGCAGAGCAGTGTCAATGCTGCCGACCCGCACATTAAACTGTGGCTTGCCTTCGTATTCGTCATGCGTAAGGTCTCCAGTGATAAACACCTTGGT